CAACTTTATAATCTTATTTGGTTCTGCAATAAGGTTAATATTCCTTTTGAGGTTTATGCCTTTACAAATGATTGGAACTATAGGTCTTCATATGATGCCGATGGTAAAGTGACTAGTATCCCTAAAGAACATACCGTTCATAAAGAAAATGAACTAGTGGTTGATTATACATTTGGTCTCCTGAATCTCTTTAGCAGTAAGGTAAAAAGTTCGGTTCTTGATACTCAACTCAAGAATATCTATCGGGTTGCCAAACAATATGACCGCTCTGGTTATCGTTGCAAGTATTCATCCCCACACAAATTAAGTCTTTCCGGAACTCCACTGAATGAGTCACTTGTTGCCCTACATCAGATTCTTCCACATTTTCAGAAAGAACATAAACTTCAAAAAGTTCAGTGTGTAATTCTGACTGATGGTGAAGCAACTCCTCTGAAGTATTATCGGGAAGTTAAACGGCACTGGCATAATGGAGAGTCTTATTTGGGATGGAATTATATTCAAGATAATTCATATCTTCGTGACCGTAAGACTGGAAATGTCTATAAGTTTTCTGAAAAGAATTGGAATAATAATACGTCTTTTACGGACCTTCTTCTCCGAAATCTTCGTGATAAGTTTCCCAGCGTGAATTTTATTGGAATGCGTATTCTTGATGGTCGTGATGCCGGACATTTCGTTCGTAACTACACCGGTTATACCGATGGTACTTACGACAAAGTAATGTCCCGTTGGAAGAAAGAACGTAGTTTTGCCATTACCTCTTCTGGATATCATACTTACTTTGGTATTTCTTCCTCTGCTCTCAATAGTGATAGTGAGTTTAAGGTTGCCGAAGATGCCTCAAAGGCACAGATTAAATCTGCTTTTGTCAAGTCTTTGAGTTCTAAAAAAATGAACAAAAAGATTCTTGGTGAATTTATTTCTTTGGTTGCCTGACCACTTTCCAAACTGTCCCTCTGGGGGTCTTGAACCCCCCTTTTACTACTATAATTACTTCAGTTAAACAAAACAACTACACTATGACTTACAAAACTTCCGTGAATGACTCCCAACTGATTGAAGCAATCAAAGAACTCTATGGTACTGAAATTACCTCTGGCGACCTCAGGGGTTTCTGTGCCTCTCGTTCTCTTAACTACCAAACCGTAAGCAATAAACTCTCACAATACAAGACTTCCCGTGGCAAATGGAATCTTGAAGTTACTCAAGAGCGTGTGGAAGAGATTGAGCGTTCTTTCCAAAATGTTGCGGTTCTTCCCGAACATCACCAAAACCTTATTCCCGATAAAGATGATACCTTCGTCAAGTTTGGTAGTTTTGCTGACGTTAAAAAAATTCTTCAGTCCCGTCTTTTTTATCCTACGTTCATTACGGGTCTTTCGGGTAATGGTAAAACGTTCAGTGTGGAGCAAGCGTGTGCTCAACTAAAGCGTGAAATGATTCGTGTGAATGTTACTATTGAGACCGATGAGGATGATTTGATTGGTGGTTTCCGTCTTGTGAATGGTGAAACTGCTTGGCATAATGGACCTGTGATTGAGGCACTTGAGCGTGGTGCCGTATTGCTTCTGGATGAGATTGACCTTGCTTCCAACAAAATCCTGTGCCTGCAATCCATCCTTGAAGGTAAGGGTGTGTTCCTGAAAAAAATCGGACGGTTCGTCAAACCCGCTCCCGGATTCAACGTGATTGCCACCGCAAACACGAAGGGAAAGGGTTCTGAGGACGGTAGGTTCATTGGCACCAACGTGCTCAACGAAGCGTTCCTGGAGCGTTTCTGCGTGACCTTTGAGCAACCATATCCTGCTCCCGCAATCGAACAGAAAATCCTTGAGGGTATTGCTCTGGATTTGGGTGTGGAAGACCGTGACTTCTGCAAGCGACTTTGCGATTGGTCTGATGTGATTAGAAAAACGTTTTATGATGGTGGTATTGAGGAAATTATCTCCACTCGTCGTTTGGTTCATATCGTCCGTGCCTATAGCATCTTTGGTGATAAGGCAAAGGCAATTCAGGTTTGTATCAATCGTTTTGATGATGAAACCAAAACTGCCTTCTTGGAACTCTACGACAAGATTGATGCCAATTTTGTAATGCCTTCCGAAACTCTTGAACTGACTATTGAGGGTGGTAGGGAGATTGACATTAACCTTTCTTTCTGATATAATTGGGGAAGGTAAATTATGACTTTCCCCCTTTATGTTTGGACCCGAGGACGAACAAAATCTAGTTGAATATAAAATTACTATGAGTGAATCAAAAAATCATCTTTGGAAATATAACGAAGATAAAATCCTCAAGGATGTTGAGGATTATGTGACCACTACTTATCACGGGCACTATTCTGGTGATAGTGACGGTTATGCCGATATTCAGACTATTGACCTGATGGCAGCAAAAAGACTGGCAGCAGGTTTCTGTCAGGCAAACATCCTGAAGTATGGTTCTCGTTATGGAGACAAGGATGGGCGTAATAAGCGTGACTTGATGAAAGTCATTCATTATGCTATGCTACTTCTCCACTTTGACGGGCATTATACTCGCAAAGATAATGGACTCTCTGAATTCACCCGCTGATTATTATGAAATTGAAAGAAAACACTATGAAACTCTCAGATAATACCCTGACTCTTCTCAAGAATTTTGCTGGTATTAATCAGTCTATTCTCGTCAAGCAGGGTAATAAACTTCGCACAATCTCTATTGCCAAGAACATTCTGGCAGAGGCAGAAATTACCGAAGATTTCCCTCGTGATTTTGCGGTTTATGACCTGAATCAGTTCCTGAATGGTTTGAGTCTTCATCAGGACCCAGACCTTGATTTTACCGAGGATTCTTATATTACTATTCGTGAAGGTAAGCGTAGGGTCAAGTACTTCTATGCCGACCCTAACGTAATCATTTCTCCCCCAGAAAAAGAAATCAAACTTCCTTCCGAGGATGTGTGTTTTCAGTTGGAAACTGGTTCTCTGGAGAAACTGGTGAAAGCAGCAGGAGTTTATCAATTGCCTGATATTTCGGCAATCGGTGATGCCGGTGTGATTCGTCTGGTGGTTCGTGATAAGAAGAATGATACTTCTAACGAATACTCTATCGTTGTGGGTGAAACTGACGAACAATTTACTTTCAACTTCAAGGTTGAGAACATCAGTAAGATTGTTTCTGGTGCTTATAATGTGGTTGTGTCGCGGAAACTTCTTTCACAATTCACCAACACGAAGCACAATCTTTCTTATTGGATTGCTCTGGAACCTGATTCTACATTTGAATAATGGAATTTTTACTTTATCTTTCTCCCGAATCCACAGAAATTTATCAAATGATTTCTCGTAGGATTCTAGTAGTTGAAAATACACCTATATGTAGAAAGCATGATATCTACGGTTGGTTTGATTCTAATCAAAAAACTCTGACTATGTGTACTGATAGAATTATTTCAAATGATAATTCCAAATATTATATGAATGAAACTCTATTACACGAATCTGCTCACTTAGCACAATACTGTAAAAATAAATCTCTCACTCCTTTGGGTATTTCTGACTCTAAAATTAATCTTTCTTCCCGAAGAAATCAAGATGTAGAATCTGCCGTAAAAATAGCAGGACCTTCAGTTAGGCAAATTGAACGTGAAGCATTTTGGATGGAAGATAAACCAAATGAAGTCAAATATGTTGTAAAAAAGTATTGTTTTTGAGGAACTAACTTTGAATATATTCGTCACTTCCCCCTGCCCAGTAGAAAGTGCAATAGTACTTCCTGACCGCCATATAACAAAAATGCCCTTAGAGGCGTGTCAAATGCTTTCTATCGTGGCGTCCAAATGGTATCATAATTATGGATCACTCCTCAAAAAAATGGAGAACCATATGCCACAGAAAAGGGAGCATTTCGTAATCATCCCTGTATGATTTGGGCAAGTCAATCTCCAAATAATGCTTATTGGTTAATTAAGCACGGAATGAATCTCTGTGATGAGTTTCATTTGAGGTACGGAAAACCTCATTCCTGCTATAATACTCTTTTAGGGGCATATTACATATTTCCAAAAGGTAAAATTAATGAAACTACTCCATTTGTAAGAGCAATGCCAGATTATTTAAAATATGATGAATCTATTGATACATTCGAAGCATATAAAAAGTACATTGCTACCAAAGAATGGGTAAAAACTAATTATTTAAAAATGCCGCAAAGAAAACCTGAGTGGATTGAATAAAATAATTTACACTAAATACATATACCTGACTATTCGCACTTTTCAGGACGGGGAGAGAAACTCTCCCCTGTATAAATATTAATGCGAATAGTTAGAGTAGTATGAATAACCAATCTAGGATTTATACCTATAAGATTACTTTTGAGGAAGTACCCTATTATTACTATGGTTCTCATAAAGAAAACCGGTATAATGAATACTATATGGGTTCTCCAATAACTCATAAATGGTGTTGGGATTTTTATACACCACAAAAGCAAATATTAGAATTTTTTGATTTTAGTGATGATGGGTATTCTAAATGTAGAAAAGTTGAAAATAGATTAATTAAATATGTCTTTAGTGACCCCTGTTGCTTGAATGAAAATTGTGGCGGTAGTTATTCTTTAAAAATTCTTAGAGAAAATGGATTAAATCAATTTATTATGGGAAAAGGAATACATTCTCAAACTAAAGAAGAAAGAGTTGAAATGGGTAAAAAATTGTGGTACAGTGGAAAAGGTCTTGCTTCTCTTAATGAAGACGAAAGAAAGTATAACGCATCTTTGGGCGGTTCTACTGGTGCCGGTGGGAGGGTGGTTGGTAAAATGATGTATGAGCAAAGGAAGGCAATTTTCTCATTAAGTAAATCCGAGTTAAGTGAAAATGGAAAACTTGGTGCTAAAAATACAAATTCCCAAAAATGGAAATGTACTATAACTGGATATATTTCAACTTCTGCTGGTTTATCTAATTATCAAAAATCAAGAAAAATAGATACTATCAATAGAATTAAAATAAAATAAACCGGTAAGTGAATTCGTGCTATAATGTGCTGGAACTGAATGAAGATGTGGAAGATTGAAAACAAATCAATCAAAAGAGCACTAACACTTTTTTGCCTCAAAGATTGTTGTTTATCGCCCAATTTTGGACTAAATTTAATTATTTTTATTTGTGAAAAATTATGAACACAGACAGAACTGACTTCTTGTGGTGCGAACGCTGGAGACCTCGTAAAATTGAGGACTGCATCCTACCAGAAGGTATCAAAAAGACCTTTCAAGATTTTCTAAATAGTGGCGAACTGCCTAACTTGCTTCTTTGTGGTCCTGCTGGTGTAGGAAAAACCACTGTGGCAAAGGCATTATGCAATGAATTGGGAGTAGATTGTTATGTTATCAATGGATCCGACGAAGGTAGATTCCTCGATACTGTCCGAAACAATGCGAAAAACTTTGCTTCGACCGTCTCACTTTCGTCAGATGCTAAACACAAAGTCGTCCTTATTGATGAGGCAGATAACACAAGCAACGATGTTCAACTCCTCCTACGGGCGTTTATTGAGGAATTTGCTGGTAATTGCCGATTCATCTTCACCTGCAACTACAAAAACAAAATCATTGAACCTCTTCACTCCCGATGTGCCGTCATTGACTTCACAATCAAAGGAAAAGAAAAGACCAAGTTGGCAGGATCCTTCTTCAAGCGTCTACAAAACATCCTGGATAAGGAGGGCGTCAGATATGATCCGAAGGTCCTTGCGGAACTGATAAACAAGCACTTCCCCGACTTTAGGAGAGTCACCAACGAATGTCAAAGATATTCTGTTAGTGGTGAAATTGATTCGGGTATTTTGGCATCCTTTTCGGACATCTCCGTAAATGAACTAAACAAGTATCTGAAAGAAAAGAACTTTTCCGAAGTTCGTAAGTGGGTTGTTTCCAATTTGGATAATGACACCAATATCATTTTGCGTCGTATCTATGACTCCTTGTATGATGTTCTTGATGGACCTTCTATTGCTGCCGCAGTATTGGTTGTGGCAAAGTATCAATATCAATCGGCATTTGTTGCGGACCAAGAGATAAATCTACTTGCCTGCCTTACAGAGATTATGGTGGAGTGCAATTTCAAGTGAACCTGTATAAAATATCATATAAGGACCTAAAAGAGACTCCAATTAAAACAACTCCAGAGAATGTGAAAGAGGCAAATGAGGCACTCTTTCGTGCTAAAATGACTCTTCCTGCCGCTGCCAAACATTGTGGTATGACGCAGAAAGAAATGAAAATGACCTTTCTAGAATACTTGAAATATCACCAACCAGATTATGAATTCTAATTTTCACAAACTACAGTCCAAACAAAAGTATAGAGTTGAAACATACGGTAGAATTGCCTTTAATAATTTGAAGGCAAATGTGCATGAATGGTTTGCCTATAGAAATTGTAAAGATACTGTTAGGGCAGTTACACATTCATTTTATAACACCGTGCATTCACTTTCAATTCCTTCGGGGTTGATTAGTGTTGAAGCAGTTGAAAAAAAGAAACTTGAACCAGAGTGGGCTCTCTGTAAAGATCACTGTTATTCTCCACAGTTTATTGGTAGAATGATTATGGACAATTCGGATAAGTATTTAAGTGACTATGATCTATACGAAAAATTGTTCATTATGGCGTGTACTACTATTATCATTACGCCAGAACAAAATAGAAGTCTATCATTTTTAACTTCTAATAGAAATAGTGATTTTAAAATTTATGCACATACCGATAAAAAGTATCAACATTTAAACATTCAATTGGTGAAGAAGATGAATGGTACTAAATGGTATGAAAAGGATGTACAACCCGCGAGTAATTATATTGAAACTCCAAAAGAACTCCTTGAGTACGAAACTCAATTTTTAGTGGTATGAGTTTATTATCCGAGAAAGATGCAATTTGGGCGGCAGACCAATTCATAGATTATTATTCCAAATTTAATCGTATTGATGATTATTTGAGATTTGTAAAAGAGAGTAGAATTTCCAATTCTACTGGTAAATTATTTGGACCAGAGGAAGAAATGTTTTCGGATTTTTCAATTAGTCCGAAAGATATGTCATTTACGATTCGTGAAGTTGATACGAGTTCTAAACCTAAAAGCAAATATAATCAGGATCTTTATTCTGAAATTTTGAATATTACTGCATCTAATCCTATTGAGGAAGCAATTCCAGGAAGAACAATTAAGTGGATTGTAACTGAAGATACTACCAATAGTATCGTAGGTGTAGTTAGATTTGGATCTCCTACAATTAATTCAAAACCAAGAAATGTTTATTTTGGTGAGGTTTTATCATTATCAAAAATTAATCATGAGTTTGTGATGGGATTCAATATTGTCCCAGTCCAACCATTCGGATATAATTATCTTGGTGGAAAACTTTTGGCACTTTTGGCATCTTCAAATTATCTTAAAAGGCAATTTGATCAAAAGTATAGTACGGATTTGAAATACTTTGAAACAACATCTTTGTATGGAACTACAAAAGGAGTTTCTATGTATGATGGACTAAAACCATATATTCGCCATATTGGAGATACTGAAAGTAATTTTTTACCATTATTTCATGATGATTACTTTAGAAAAATGTTCTGGTGGTTTAATGATAATGCAAATAATGGGGAGAGATTAATTTCTGCCGATAAGTCATCGAAAAAATTAAAGATTCAAACCAAGATGATTTCTATCATTACAAAGTCTCTTCGTGATGATTCGAAGAAACATGAATTTGAAAAATGTATCATACATGCCAAATCTTTGACGGAAAAGAAAAGATATTATATGTCAAAATTTGGATATGAACCTAATGAAGTAATTGATTGGTGGAAAGTAAAAGCAACCCGAAGGTATGAAAAGTTGCTTCAAGACAATAAATTGAGAACTGAACTTGAACTATGGACAGCAGATTCTAACTTACAAATTATTAGATAATATGGAATTGAAGGAATGGTTGAACTCGATTAATCGAACAAAGAAGAACCTGATTGATGAAGACCCTTCATCTGAGAAGGAGTATGCACCTTATATTATCAATAAGTGTCTTTCTGGAGAAATTGATTGTATTATGTTTGTGAATGAATTGAACCAGTATCATTTTCTTCCTAAAAAAATGCAATATGACTTTCTTATAAATATTCTGAGAGTTAAAAGGAGATATTCTCCTTGGATTCGTAAAGATAAAATCAAAGATCTTGATATTGTCAAGCGTTATTATGGTTATAGTAATGAAAAGGCACAGCAGGCTTTGAGGATTCTAACAAAAGAACAACTAACATTTATTAAATCGAAATTTGAAACTGGAGGAACAAAATGAGTGTCGTTCAAGAACCCACTGTACAATGGTCGCCTGATATGATGATAGAAGTCATTCTGAATGAACCAGATGATTTCTTAAAAGTTCGTGAAACTTTGACTCGTATTGGAGTTGCCTCAAGAAAAGAGAAGAAACTTTATCAGAGTTGTCATATTCTCCATAAGCAAGGTCGTTACTTTATTACACACTTTAAAGAACTTTTTGCTCTGGATGGCAAACACGCAAATCTAACTGTAAATGATATTCAGCGTCGTAATCGTATCGTTCAGTTAATTGCTGATTGGGGATTGGTTGAAGTAGTTGATGTGAGTAAGGTTCAGGATATTGCCCCTCTAAATCAAATTAAAGTTCTTCCTCATAAAGAAAAAGGAGATTGGATTCTAGAGACCAAGTATAATATTGGTTCTAAAAGGAAAAAGGTTGAAGAAACCGAATAATAAAGTGGGGAGTTCAACACTCCCTTTTTTATTATGAACTGATATATAATAGTAAGGACGCCTTCGGGGTCCACAAAACACAAACTCGCTTAAAAAGGAGCTACTATAATGACTAACCTTACGAGGTATACTGCTGCGGATCTACCTGCCTTGATGGACAGGATTACACGCAATAGCATTGGGATGGACGAATATTTTGATCGTCTATTCAATCTTCACGAAACTACAAATAACTATCCACCCTACAATCTAATTCAGGTAAATAATGTAGAATCTCATTTAGAGATTGCACTTGCAGGATTCAAAAAGGAGGAAGTAAATGTCTTCACGGAGTATGGAAAACTTTTTGTCGAGGGGCAAAAATCAGATACTGAATCGGATAGGACGTTTATCCATAAGGGTCTGGCTCAACGAAGTTTCAAAAGGGCATGGACACTATCCGACGACACCGAAGTCCGAGAAGTCACCTTTGAAGACGGACTACTTACCATTCGACTAGGTAAGATTGTTCCAGAACACCACAGCAGAAAAGAGTACCTATAAATACTTCTGAATATCGTTGCCGCAGGGAGGTAACTGGCAAAATCCAGTTGACACCTCCCTATTTTTTTGCTATAATGAATTGAGAGGAAAACTAAAAATGTCTGTAAAGATTGCTCTATTAAAATCTGGAGAATCAGTAATTGCTGATATTAAGGAGTTGATTTCTGAAGATAAAGTGTGTGGGTATTTGTTTACGAATCCGCATAAAATGCAGATCAGTAATTCAATTTTCTTAACGGAAGAACCGATAGGATCCGAAGATGGTACTGTAAGTGTAACATTTTCTTCCTGGATTCTTTTTACAAGTGATAATGAGATTCTAGTTCGTCCCGATTGGGTTGTAACAATTGTTGAACCAGTTAAAGATATTAAAAAAATGTATGAGGAAAAGGTAAATGGAACGGAATGTGAAGTGTCTTCTATTGAAGGTTGATACTGTATTAATAACT